CCCTCAGTAACAAATCTACTGAATTGACCTCGTTTGTATTTTTGTAATATGTATCATGATTTCCAGCCAACATATAAACACTAATATTACGATTATAAAGTTCATCAAAGAACATTTGTTTGGTTCTTTGTAAAGTGCTGAAGTTTATATATTTTCTTCTATCAAATGTGTCACCAAGAATCAGAACTGTCTTGATGTTTTCTTCTTCTAGTTTTGGAAAGAATGTTTCTTTATAAAACTTCTCATAATAATCAAGAAACTGTTGACTATCGTTTCTCGCCCCAAAGTGTTGATCTGTTATCAGTGCTACTTTCATTTACACTTCCCCATACTCGTGGAGAACAACCACCACCATCAACAAGTTTATATTTTTCACAAATATCATTATTTACTCCACGTTTTCTTTGTTCTGCTTCCCATGTTCTAGTTCTTAACTGGGAACTACTATATGGATGTTCTCTTTTGTGATAGAACAACTCTATACCATTATCAATACACCATTGCTTTCCAGTGAAATCTTTGATACGATACTCATCACCCAAAAACCTAACATCCATTGTTGTGGTTTGAATGAGATGTAACAAATCTTCTTCTGTTTCATAGACAAGCACCTCATCTACATATTTACATGCGGATACTTGAACAAACCTTTCATATATGCTTTGGATTGGTTTGTTCTTACTATCAGGTCTATCAATAGTTGGATCTGTTTGTAAAGCGATTATAAGATAGTCACATTGTTCTTTTTCCACCTTTAACATTGTCACATGTCCGGCATGGAATAAATCAAAGGTACTACAATTAAATCCGATTCTCATTATATCATTCCTCAAAGAAATTGTCAAGACCTTTCGTCTTAGGGATTAACTTTTTGTTTTTCTTATTCTCTTCAAAGTTCTCAATGAACTCTGAGATGTTATCATACAACTCAAACTGTCTGGTGTTATTGGACATTTCATCCAATTCTTGAAGTTCATGTTCATCCAGAATAGCCATCTGTTCGGTTGCTTTACATTTGACATACATCTGTTTCTTTTCTTTCTGTATGCGTCTTAGGAAAGCAAAGTAGATAACTTGTGTGAAATATGCGAAAGGGTTCTTACTTTTATCAGCATCAAAGTTCTCAAAATACATCAGACAGTTCTCTACACCATCCGCAATCATCTCATCTCTATATGTGTAATTTATAAAATTAGGTCTGTGGGACAGACCCTCCGCAATCTTGAGGAAGCATTCGCCTATGTAATTTGGTATACGTGGGGGTGGTGTGTTTGTTTCTTCTGACAGTTTCTTTGCTGATTTGAATGCTTCTAATGCTGTAAGGAAGTCACCATTGTTAACATATTCACGCTTTTTCTTTTCTTTTTCACTCATTTCACTTTATCCTAAAAAAATACTTGACAAATTACAAATTATATGATATAATTCTTTTCTGTTACCCACCGAGGGAATATATATAATATATTAATGGAGAATTACACCTTGTGATTCTTCTAATGCAGTCATTACATCATCCATATTCTCTCCTTCTTCTTCCATCTCTTTCATTCTTGATTTCATAACAAGAAGATCATTCACTTTCTTCATTGTATTAGTATAATAATCAGATATCTTTCTATTAGCATCAAACACAGAGATTATGTTACGAGGGTTTATTCTTGATGTGTTATCACTTATTAGTTCTATTGGTAACCAATGGTCCATTAAAATGCTAATAGTACCAGATTTATTTTGTCTTATTGCAATAGACATTGGTTCATGGAACCAGGTACCAGACGCATCTTCTATTAACCTACAAATAACATCTTCACCAGTAATCATTCTGACTATCTTCACATCTATCATTTTTTAAGTCCTATCTTATAGATCTTATAAGAATGTTTTTCTTCCGTGTAGAACTTGGTTCTTTCTAAAAAATGTTTAAGAGTATGATTCATATTTTTACCATATCTCATATCATCTGCAATATCATAAAGAACCGCCTCATCTTTATTGTCACTTTTTCTAAGTCCTCTTCCTATACTTTGTAGGACTTTTGTTTTGGATTTATATGGAGAAGCAAATATAATATTATGTAGGTTTCTTATATTAATACCTGTAGAATAAGTTCCATATGAAGCCACTATGATAGCATTCTCTTCATTTTCTACTATCCTTCTTATTTCTTCTCTATCTTCTGTTTCAGTTTTACCTGAAACAAAAAAGACCTTTCTATCACCTAAGTCCTTGGTTTCTTTAATCATATTATACAGTATAACACCGTGTTTGTCAACCATTTGAAACAAAACAAGGGTATTCTTTTTCATGCTAACTGCAAGATTTTTAATGAATTTATTTCTCTGATGATTAGATATCAGGTATTGTATTTCATCCTTGTACTCTCTTTTAACACAATCTTCTTCTGGGTGTTTTAATATTAAACATTTTATAGTAAAACCAGATAACCTTCCCTTATCAATAAGTTCTTTAGTAGTAGTTACTCGTAACATACGACCAAACAGACCTTCTAACACTAATTGGTGTGTTTTGGTTCCATCCAAAGTTCCTGTAAGACCAACGCGATATTTGGTTTCTGTACATTTAGTCAGAATACCTATCAAAGAATCTGCTTTAAATAAGTGTGCCTCATCGCCAATAACATAATCAAATTGACTGAAGTATTCATCTGGCATTTGATAAACAGATTGCCAAGTTGTGATGATTAGATCCTTATCAGTGTTTTTATCTTTACCCTGATAAATTCTATGGACATGTTGAGATACATCAAAATCAGATTCTGAAGCATAATCTACAAAATCAGAGTATAACTGTTCAACCAAAGAAGTCGTTGGAACAACAATCAAACCCCTTAAATATTGATAATCCAAAAGTTGTCTGAAGATTAAATATATGATAAGAGATTTACCAGAAGCAGTTGGTGATATTAGTAATGCTCTTCTACTTTGCATTACGTGAATTACAGCATCCTGTTGATGTTTATCTGGTGTTATTTTTCTACCAGCAGATGATAGGTTTAACCCGTTAGTAAACTTTTCAAAATGATAAACTGAGAACTCATCTTCTACTGATTGGCATGATGAATGATATTCAAACGTGTATCCCCTATCATTACAGAATTCTTCAATATAAGACACCAATCCCATATAGATTTGAAATGTGGAGAGGTTGAACAGACGAATCTTTCCATCCCATATTTTATTTTTAAATGCAGGAGAGAATGTGTGTCCAGGTACAAAAAAAGTAAAGTATTCTGAAAGTTCTTTTGCTATATACCTTTCACAAGATATCTTGGCAAATGCTTCGTTTGATTTGGATATGATTACATCACTCATTTAACTTCCATTTATAAATTTCTCCCAACTAATTAAATCTCTAAGTTGGAATGTTCTGCTTTTAAGTTCTGACATGATTGCCTCTACAGCAGAAATGATTTCATCATGATAAACTTTCTTTTGTAGGAGTTTGATTAGATCACCATCCGCATCTAGATAAATTTGTATGTCTGATTTAAGTGTGAATTGAAACGGTTCCCAACCCAACTCTTCAAGTTCATCTTTAGACAACTTTCCAGTATAAAGTTCCCATTTCTTTTTCTTCATCTGTAGATAACTGAAATGTGCTTTTTTGGTTGCTAACTTGTGTTGAGTCAGTATGTTGAGATATTTGCTATGTAAGATAGGAATGCGGATTAGTTCTCTACTGGGTTCAGTAAAGTCAATAACAGAATCAGTTTCCCAATATTTTAGTACTTGTTCTAGATTTTCCATAATGTAAAATGATATATTATTCTAAAGGAAGGAATTTATAATACTCGTATTCAAATGATGCGTCTGCGGTTAAAATTGTGTCTGCGGATAATTTAGTATCAAAATTAATTCCAGATAGTGAAACGGGGAATACTCCAATAAATTGAATACGTAGTAGTGGATTATTTAGATTGGATAAAACAGTCAATGTAGCATCGGAATATGATCTGACTGAAAAATTATTTTTATTGGATGTTTTGCTACTATTTTGTAAATCTTGATAATGATTTCTTTCATCAAAACTTTCTGGAGAAGAAATGGCAAGGAACCAATTATAAAGATTTCTCCACGACATTGCTTCTTCATCAATAATAAAACTAATTCTAAGTTCATCATATTGAATATTTAATCCTGCAACTGGCCAACTATGTAGTGGTGAAGACATTGGTGTTTGAGGCATACTAACACTAGGTATATTTACTTCTTGACAAAAATATTGTGCAGTACCTAATCTGTCAAAAGTCAACAAATATTTGGTAGGTTGTAATAGATTAGTATTCTCTGGTGTACGTGATAAAACAGTCATTTCATATTCTCTGAAAGGTATGTACTATTTATAAGCATAAAAAAAGGGGTGCCGAAGCACCCCTCTCAATGTCCCTCTTAACGAGGACTCTATCAAACTCAATTTTTACATTAAGTTCTTTACTGCGAACAAACGGTAGTAAACGTTTGATTGTGCATTCAGTGCACCGAACCCTTGAGTGATACCCTGTGCGAATGGGTTTGCAACCATTCCGTAACGGGTCTTGAAACCAATCTTAGGTTGGAAAGTGTACTGATCAATAGCACGAACCATCTGTAAAGGAACGTATGGGCAGTAGAACAGACCAGCATCGTATGGAGAAGTACCTTTATAACCGATTGTTACCAATTCTTGGTTAGAGGTATATCCACCGAAGTATGGATCGATGTAAACTTTGATACGACCATGTAACATACCAGCGAAGGTGTTACCAGTGTCATCTACTTGAAGGTCAGCAGAAAGAGCAGGTGTGTAAGAAAGAACGCCAGACATTGCCATTGCAGAAGCAACGTCAGATGAAACGATCAATACATTACCTTTGCCTCTACGTGTCTGCTTTGCAATAACGTTTGCATCGCGTTCAATCTGGAAGATCAAACCTTTGAAACGTTCTACAGACCAACGACCATTAGAGTCAGTGTCTAAGTCGAAAGCACCAGCAGTTGTTGTACCGTACTGAGCACCTGGAACAGCGACAGTGTAGATAGTACGAATAACTTCACGGTTGATTTCAGCAAGAATTTCAGTAGACAGAATGTTAGACAGTTCTGTTTCTGCATCCAGACCATGAATCGCTTTAAGGTCTTGAGCAAGTTCTAATGAGTATTCTGCTTTAAGAGCACGTGACTGAGCAGTAACAGTTACTTTCTCAATGCTGAATGCCATCTGTTGGAATGCTGCACCGTTATCTGAACCCAAGAATTCAGCATTAGCAGTTGGCATACCAATACCAGAAGTAGTAGTACCAGATTGGAAGTTGTTAGCAGTATCAGTAGCAAGAGTTCCCTTGAATCCATAAGGATTGTTGGAAGAAGAGTTACCAGAGAATACTGTGTTTGCTTCGTTGTAGAATGCTTCTGGGTTAGTATTCGCTTGAGCACTGTAACGAGCTCTCATTGCGAAGATAAGACCAGTAGGACCAGTCATTGGCTGAACGCCAGCAACGTCATAAGCAATCAGGTTAGGAAGTGAACGGCGAACCAATGAGATTAAGATTGGGTCAAAGTTCTGAACGCCAGCACCAGTTACGTTAGTAGGACCAACGTCACCTGTCAATTCGTTCAACTGTTGACGATCAGCTCTCATAGCTGCTTGTTGGTTTTCCAATACAAGAGTCGTTACCGCTCTCTTGTACGGGTCTTTAATGGCTTCTAGTTCTGGGTGTTCCAGAACTGGTTGCCATTTCTTTTGAAGTTCTTCTGTTAAATACATTATTTTCTCCTTGAAAAATGTTTATTTATTATTTTTTAAGCGTTTGTGAAATAGTCTTCGCATATAGATCCATTGAAGGGTCATCAGAAATGAATTTCTTTGGTGCTTCTTCAATCAATACTTCATCATCTAATACTGAATTACTTGCAGTTTTTACTGGATTAGAGAAATATGATTCTTTAATTACTTCCAGTTTACTAACGAATTCATCTTCCGTGGTGAACTCTACACCCTCTGCGAGTGATTTCAGTTTTTCCACTTGGGTTTGCGTCAGGCCGTCACATGCTGTGTAAATAGCCTCGAACTTCTTGTGCTCATTCAACTCTTTAGAGAGTTCAACTGAGTCGCGAATCTGTTCATTAAGAGCTGCTTCTAGTTCTTCAACCTTAGCTGCTAACTCTTCAACAACGTTAACTTTGTCTTCTGGGATATCGATATGGTGTTCGATGAATACGTTACGGAGACTTGACATTAAATCTTCCATAATTTCTGCACGAAGACCAGATTCAATAGCAAGTTGATTTTCTTCAACCCATTCTTGAACCATATAGTTCAGATAGTCATCAACTTTAGAAGCAATTTCTTCCTTAACTTCTTCAACTGCTGATGCAAATTGTTCCATTAATTCTGCTTCTGATTCAGCAATGATTTCTTCTGCACGAGCAATAACTGCTGCTTCGAAGATAGTAGTTGCTTTTTCTTTGAACTCTTCTGAAAGATTTTCACCAGACAACATCGCGTCTACGTCTTCTTTCATTTTCTTCATCATTTTCTTTTGCTTTTTCTTTGCTTTCTTTTCAGCAATCTTAGATGCTTCATCTAAATCTTCCAGATCTTCATCTTCTGGATCAACTTCTTCATACTGTTGGAAAGTAGCACCAGCATTCTTTTGGAATGTTTGTGGAGCAAGTTTACCAGCAATACGGTCACGAATAGCAGAATAATCTGTTGCAGCCGACTGAGTAGTAGGATGACGTAGGTCAGAACGTCCCTGGGTCTCTTGTGGTTGATTTTTAGGTGAAGTTGCACCAACACCATCCTTTTCTGCTCCCACAGGAGGTGTGGCACCTGGAGGGGTTGCAGTAGGTGTGCCTTTCAGATAATCTGGAAGTTCATCATCTTCCTTCTCAGGAGCATGACCAACGATACCAGCATCTCTATTGCCGTATGCTACGTTAGTACTAAGTTTAGTGTCACCGACACCGGATTCCTGGCCACGTTGCTTAGCTGATACATTACCAGCCAAGATTTCTTTAGCGGCTTCGGTCAGATTAAAAGTTCCCATTTGAAAATCTCCTTGATTTTATTGGATATTTATAAATTAAAGTTTTTTGAGGAAGTTTTCGAATATACGCAGACCAACTTCTTCAATTTGTTTTCTGGATGCTTTGGTGATTTCCTGTCTCGCTTTAGAATAATCCATTTCGGTCCAAACACCATCAACAATCATCCATTCTTTACCTTCCATAATCCCTTGTACAAAAGCATTAGGGGCAGAAGGGTCTGCTACAATATCCGCCGCTGTGGCAAGATAAAAGTCATCTTGAACAATATTAATACCATTAACTGATTTCAAGGAACCCATACCTCTAGATGATACACCAATTTGTGCACCTCCTTCAATAAGGCTTCTTGCAATATTACCCATAGGTGTTTCAAGAATTTTAGCTTTGCCTATCCAATCATTCCCTTCCCTACGGAGATTCGTAATAATATGCGAAACTCTATCAAGATTGATTGATGGGGTATCTGGGTGTCCCAATTCCCCAAAGGCACGATTTTTATTTATATAGTTCTCTGTATATCTCTGGACTTCCTTTTCCATAGTTCTACTCTCGTACATACGACCATTACGGTTTACGATTTCGGACTGAAGGAATGGTCCTTCAATAAACATTGATTTCTTACCGTCTTTATCTTCAGTAAGATAGTTAAGTGTTTCTGTTACTTCTACTATTAATTTCAAAATGCGATCCTCCTATATCCTTTATACGAATTTATTCTTTTGGATAGTAATGCTCGAAATCCAGACGCATTTAGTCCGTTCTCTCTGCAATACTTATTCAAATTGAAGATTTCAATTTGAGTATCGAAAGGATCAACAAATTTGTAATTTTTTGATTGAGCATTTACTCTTTTTTGTATTGTTTCTTCAGAAAGTTTTCTTCCAGTATGAGCAATACTCATTTTATGTTTAGTTTCTTCTGAATGTTTTTTTCCAATATGACTATCACTTATCAGTTTTTTAGATATTAAACTGTGATTTCTACCAGTAAATAATGCTCCACCTTCACCACCCGGAGATATATTATATTCGGGTTTGTGTGAATTTATAAATTCTATTTCTTTCAAATTCAATTCATCTTTACAATCTGTTTCAAATAGTATTTCAATAGAGAAATTGTCTTTTCCATGTTTCTTTATTGCTTTTACTATTGGCATTTTGTCGATGTGTTTACCAGAAAAATGTTCATTCAGTCGGTGTTCAACTGGTCTACTTGTTTTCCCTATATATCTTTTACCGTTTACAGAGTTTGTAAACATATAGATACTCATCATGGTCTTAACCCGTATGGTCCAAAGTTGAATGCTGCTGGATCGTTGAACTGACCACGTTGGTACATAGCATTGTTCTTACGGAATGACATAATTAATGTATAAGAACTGTTTGCAGTTGCACCATAAGTATAAACACCCAAATCACCATTACCAACACTTGCAATACCTGCCGCAGTGTTGCCAGAATTGTTCATGATAGCAGGTACCTGTTCACCCAAACCAAATTCTCCAGATTCATTCAGATGGAAAATTGTAGCAGAGTTAGCAAACTGTGCTGCTGGAGTTGCACCACCACCATTCCAGAATATTTCGACTGATCCCATAGGGGTTGCAACTGGAAAGTTTACGTAATATTTTAATCCAGTAAGTTGTAGATCATAATAACCCAAAGCAGTATTACTAACACTCAAACTAGAATTGAGGGGAACGC